CCTGTCTGTTGCAGAGTGGGCTGAGCAACACTTCCGGCTCAGCACAAAAAGTAGTGCTGAGCCGGGGCTTTTCAGGGTGAGTCGCACTCCATACCTCCGAGAAATTTTCGATTGTTTGGACATTCATAATTCTTCCCAGAAAATCGTCATGGTGTCAGGTGCCCAGTTGGGTAAAACCACGTTGGGTATCGCTTGGATCGGGTCGATTATTGCCGCCACACCTGCTCCAATGTTGGTAGTTCAATCCACTGTGGAGACGGCAACTCGATTTAGTAAGCAACGCTTGACTGACCTTATCGATAACTGCCCAGCATTGCAAAGCAGAATCAAACCCAGCCGGGAAAGAGACGGGGGGAACACGCTCCTTTCAAAAGAATTTCCCGGCGGTATCCTAATTTTGGCGGGTGCTAATTCATCGGCAGGGTTGAGATCGATGCCTGTTCGGTTTGTCTTCTTGGATGAAGTTGATAGTTACCCAAAAGATGTAGAGGGGGAAGGGTCGCCACTTGAATTGGCGATCGCCCGCACTCGCACTTTCACCCGACGCAAAATCTTTATCACATCTACGCCCACGATTGAGGGGCATTCTGTAATTTGGGACGAGTATCTGTCATCTGATCAGCGTCAATTTCATCTGCCGTGCCCGCATTGCCAAAAATTTCAGCCTTTGATCTGGGAGAACCTGCGATATTTTGAGAACGATCCGACTATTGATCCGGTGATTATTTGCCAATCGTGCGGGGCGGGAATGTCTGAGGATAATAAATTATCGATGCTAGCTGCGGGAAAGTGGGTCGCATCAAACCCGACTTCAGCGATCGCAGGGTTCCATCTGAATAGCCTCTACAGTCCTTGGTTTTCGTGGCGAGAGATAGTGACGCTCTGGCTAAAAGCACAGACAGATACAAATTTATTAAAGACTTTCACCAATACAATTCTCGGTTTACCCTTCGCTGAAAGTTCCGAGGAAGTGGAATGGAACGACCTTTATTCTCGCCGCGAACTTTACCCCGTTGGAACTGTGCCACCCGGTGTGGCGATTTTGACTGCGGGTGTAGATGTGCAAAGCGATCGCATAGAAATATCAGTTATTGGCTGGGGCAAAGGTTTGGAGGCTTGGGTAATTGATCATGCTATTTTCTATGGCGACACCCAACTTCCTAAAGTTTGGGAGGAGCTTTCGATTTATACCCGGCGCGTTTTTTCGTGTGCTGATGGACAGTCGATGTGCTTATCAAAGATTGCGATTGATACGGGTTTTGCAACCCAAACGGTTTATCAATGGATTCGATCTCAGCATTCCTCCGCCCTGATGGCGATTAAGGGTAGCTCCACTTTGCAGCAGGTTGTAGCTGCTCCATCACGGGTTGACGTTTCGGTAGGAGGAAAACTCCTTAAGGGCGGTTTGAAATTATGGAGCGTCGGCAGCGGACACATTAAATCCTGGATTTTTGGCAAGCTCAGGCTAGAAGCAACCGACCCCTACCCCGATGGCTTCATCCACTTCCCAGAATTGGGTGAGAATTATTTTCAGCAATTGACGGCTGAAGTCTTGGCAGTGACGGTAAACCAAAGGACCGGGTTTAAAAAGTATGAGTGGAGGAAGATACGCGATCGCAACGAGACGCTCGATACCTTTGTCTATGCGAGAGCGGCGGCTTCGGTTTTGGGGGTTGACCGTTGGCAAGAGGGTAGGTTCCAAGTCTTAGCTGTGCGGCAACCTGTATCTATCGAGCCGATCAAATCATTGCCATCACGCCGCATAAAAAAATCGCCTGCCGATGAAGAGCAGACGACGGGACTAGAAAGCGTAAAAGTGACATCTGAGATTGTACCAAAGATTTCCGCCCCGCCGATCGCTAAGCGTAAGAAATCGAGCTATTGGGACTGAGGCAAAATTAGCTTTTCGTAAATTTAGCTTTTTACTAATTTAGCCTTTTCGACTCCAAGGATTTACCGATTCGATTATCGTCCAGAATTTGTCGGTTGATTGGGTCAAGTTGGCGACCCCGTAAAAGATTGTTGCCACGCCCACACCTAAAAGTAAATTGGTGGCTGTGCTTTCGTGCCTAGGTGCCCCTACCGTTACCGTTACCCGATCCCAAAACCAGAGTAGAACTCCGCCACAAATTAAAACGAGCAAGCTGGTGAATTTTCGACCAAATTTTGTTGCCATTGATTCTAAATCTTTAATCTGGCTTCGGTTTTTTTCTAGCTCAGTCAGCACTGCGATGTCCGTTCTAGTTTTGGCTATCTCCGCTTGCAGGATCACCGTTAGGTCGTCTAATTCATTTACTCGCTCCTCTAGCTCGTCGTCCGTCTCATTTTCTATCGCATCAGCAGTGATTTTGGCTTGGGCAGACAGAGCATAAGCCCGTCTATTCATCCCGACTACCTTATGCTCTAATTCTTTTCTGGCAGTGGTTATGGCTGTTCCCATACCGTCCCCAGCAATCGCGCTGTCCAATTCCACAGCTAGGGCGTTGGTTTCGACTGTGAAAGCGTGGACTGTCTGGGCACTGCGATCGCTGTTTTCGCTGTCGGGATTTTCGTCCAGCGTTTTATCAGGTTTCGCTATCGTAAAATCTTGAATAGTTGGGTGTGGGTGTTCTGGGGCTTGGCTGCTAGGATTTTCAAGGGGTTCTGGCATGGCGATTAGCCTTAAATTTTGGGCTTTTTTCTACGAATCTCCTCAACTTTCCGCACGATTGAGAGGGAATGCACCGCTTCTTTTAAACTAACACCCCTCCTTTTGTATCGGTGATTTAGCCACGCACGATAGAAGTTTTCTCTAGGGGATAAGTACCAAAAAAAAGTACCCAGCGGTCTAAAAAATTGAGCCTGAAGCCGCTCATCAAAGTAAATGTTATCTCGGCAATGAAGCTCCAGATCCCTTTTGTATTTGTCGTTATCGATTCTATGAGTGATTGGGAGAGCAAATTCTAAACGGGCTAAGATTTGGCAAGCGCTTGGCTGGTGGAGATCTTCGTAGCTCTTCTCAAAGAGGCTGTATGAGTTAAGGTTATTTTTTTCCACGGCTCAAAGTATGTAGCCAAATATCCTGAGGCTGTCCTGTACTCTCAGGGCTGCACAGTCTGGAGATTAAACCGATTGAATATCTTAAGCTTTCGCCCGTGGCTTGCGTGTCATAGCCGTTTGCAAAGTATTCGCCATACGGGTCGTTTACGATAAAGCCGCGATCGTCGTATCCCTTGATTGCAACGATGTGACCTACACGGGTGAAATATCCGTGAACGATGCAGGGCAAACCTTTGTCGATCGCATCTCTAATCTGTTGCAAGGTTCCGTTTTGTACAAACCTATCCTCACACCCGTAACTCTCGACTAAATCTCGCATACGGTAAGGGTCACCATGGTCCCATCCTTTATCCGCCATTCTTTTGTATGCCTGATCTTCTAGCTGCCCGTCGTTATTGCCTCGGATTCCAAAATAATAAAGGCACATCGCTACGCTCGTAACGTTGCATGAGCCGTAAGGATTTCTTTTGTTATCGAGTTGGGAAAACCACGGGAAATTTTTGAGTTGTTTCATTTCTAAAGCCTGTCTAATATTTTTCTGACTTCATCATCTGTCAACTCGTTCCCCCCGCCTCTGTCACGGAGATCGTGGTCACCTTCTAAGATTCTATCGACTTCGATTCTAATCCCATTGAGAGAGGAGGCAAGTTGGGATTGCGCCTCGGCTTGAAGGACGTTTATATTGCCAAAAGCTTGCTGGAGAGCTGACAAACTATGCGCCCGATCTGAGATCAAAATAGCCTTGGCATCCCGCTCAAATTTTGCTCGTAACTCAGGTGGGTAGGTATCGGCTATCTTGCCTACCATCTCAATGCCGGATATGCGGAACATTTTTACGCTTTGAGTGGGGTTAAAAAAAAAGCGACGCTGCCCCCTAAAAACTGCGTCGCACACATGACTATTTGCAAACTAAAAAATTAAAGTGTTGGCTCAACTGGCGCGGGTTCAACTGGGGGGCTGGGGTCAACGGGTAGCGTCTCAACTGGGGCGGGGTTTTCAACGGGGGCGATCGCTGCCCGTATGCTGCTTACCATCGCGCCTAATTCTGTCTGTTGGTCTGAATCCTCAAGGTCTTCCGCTTCTACGTAAGCTTGAAAAGCTAAAGATGTCTTATCACGGGCGGCATTCGCGGCATTAACTTGTTCTTGATTTGCCTGCGGTTGGCTTAGAGCGGTTGCCAAATCAGTCCTCAACTGCACGATCAAGTTTAGGGCTTCGCCAATTAAAACTCTTAATTCTCCAAAGAAATCCATGCTGGCACCAAATAATTTGTATCTCTATTATCGCTTTGCACCACCCTTTTAATTTAAGAGGTTTTGGGGGTCTTGACAAGATTCAAAAGATACATTAGGGGGTTAGATTGATGGTTGAATAGTGGGCAACACAGTTGGAATTGAATCCAAAAGAGTGTCTTTATAGAGTTTTCGCTCAGCTTTGATTTCCTCCATTAGCTCGACGGGGTCATATCCCGCCTCTCTCTGAGCTTCCGATAAACTCATAAGCCCTCCCCTTACAGCTTTAAGCGTCGCTGCTCCTTCTTTATTTGGGTCTACAGCCATGACTTTGGGGCAGGTAAAGCTAATCTCTACGCCCGTGGTATCTAGCCCTGAGAAGATGGAAAATTCTGAGAACCATCGCCAAACTGGTTTCAAGAAAAGAGGGATTAAAATATTCCATTGGATTTTTAATATCATGCGCCCCATCTCTATGTGAGCCATTCTAGCGGAAGAGAAATTTACTTGGCTGTAGTCACCTGTCAAACTCTCATACGAGATGCCATACCCGCAGGCAATTTCGTGCAATTTACTCCTAGTGTGGTCAACATAGCCTAAATTTTGTGGGGGAGAATTAAACTTCACATCCTTGCCAGGAGGTAATACCTCAATCGCCCCCGGAGTGAGCCGTTCACTTATTCCTAAGTCCTCATTCAAATCCCCGCTCAAAGGCAGGGTGGCATAATCGGGAATCTCTGTTTCCGTTACGACGGCAACAGAACACGCTGCTATTCGCTGTTTCAAAAGTTCCGCATCGGAGTACTGCTGCAAATCTCTAAGCGTTATCATTACGGGGCTAGCCCAGGGTATTCCCCTAATTTGACCGGGGCGATCCTGGCGATAAACGTGTAGGATCTCATTTGCAGGGACACGAGAACTCATTCCAAAATTATTCGCCTGAGTTATTCCAAGAACGCTGTCGCCTGGATGATAGGGATGTAGCCAATAATAAACGCGATCGCCCTGGCTGTTGAATTCAATTCCTGACAGCATATAATTGCCATCAGAAAGTTCGGAGGCTCCGTTTTTATTGCTATCGAGATAATCGGATTCTAAGATTTGTAGCTGGAAAGGAACATTCAAACCGAGTTCACCCATCCTTTCTAGCGTGATCGCCCTTTTACGAATAAAAACTTCACCCGATTCAACGACTGACCTCAGGATTAAAGCTTGAATAGCTGGGAAGGCTAACCGCCCGTCATAATCACAGCTAGTCGATTCACTCCATTGCAGCCAAGCTTTGTTTACGCGATCCTTCCTGGTTTTGGCTTTGGCTTTAATGTTTGTCACAATGCCATACCCGACCGTGTTGGTTTCGATTACCAAAAGAGCCTTACCCGCCCACGGGTTATTACGGGTTAAATCCCGGCTGCGGTTCCTTAAAATATCGCTGATGAGTCCGTTTGTTGCATTTGCTGAACCGGTTAGCCCAAAATTTTGATCCCACCCCGCTGTTCTGTTCCCACTTTTCGCGCCATCAAAATTGCGAATTGCTTCTAATTTTTGCCGCGATTTTTCCCGCGTCAGTGCGAGGGATGGGCTGAAAAGTGCGATCGCGCTGTCGATAAAGTTGGGCATACGGCTATCTTAGGTCAGAATCTAATCGGAAATATTTTCTAAAGCTGCGCCCAAAACCAGACACGGGAGTCTCCACGACCTTCTCAATTATCCCTAAAATCTCGTTCATCTCAGCTAGGCTACGATATTCCACACGGCGATCAGAATACTGCACTACTTTCACACCAGAAGCGATCGCCTCTCGCAATGTTTGTGCGTCCGCATCTGAATATTTTGGGAGAATTGGCTCCGCTGGATTGACCATAGGGTACTCTTGAAGGAATATTAATAATAATTATGCCTGGAAATCCTACAGATACACCTAATCGGCAGGAAACCCCACACTTTATTAGGGGGGAATTCTCGCCTAAATCCCTGGATAGTGAACGCCGTACAGTTGATGTTGTATGGGGTACGGACGCGCCTGCTATTTTTCGCAGCTGGGATGGCGAGTACAGCGAATCATTATCTTTTAAAGAAGGGCATGTGGATTTAAGCAGATTAAATTCAGGTGCTCCTTTGCTCGATTGCCATTCTGCCTATGATTTGCGCTCTGTAATTGGCGTAATAGAACTGGCAAAAACAGACGGGAAAAGAGGGATAGCCACGGTTAGATTTTCTAAGCGGGATGATGTTGAGCCAATTTTTCAGGATGTAAAAGATGGGATATTACGAAGTATTTCAGTCGGTTATCAGGTGCGAAAATATGAAGTTACCCAGAGAGGAACCGACAGCAATTTAGAAGAAAGGAAGGTTACAGATTGGCTACCGATGGAGATCAGCATTGTCCCGATCGGCAAGGATGCACAAGCCCAAATACGCTCAGAAGGAAAAAAAATGGACATTGAAAACGAAGAAAACTTAGCACAACCTACCGACCCTACGCCTGCGCCTGTGCCTGTGCCTGTGCCTGAATTAGAAACCCGCGCCCAAGACTTACCCCCAGCACCTGCGCCTTTGCCCCCTGTAGATTTTGAGGCGGCGATCCAGCTAGCCCTTAAATCAGAACGCGATCGCGTTACCCAAATTCGAGCGTTTGGGGAAGCGGCTCACGTAAATGAGGCTTATATACGTGTGTTGATTGACCAGAATATTTCAGCGTCGGCTGCTGCAACTCGAATCCTTAGCGATGCGGCGAAGGGGCAGCTACAGATCAGAACTACTCGATTAGAAGTGACAGG